ACAACCAACAATCGTGACGGATCCTACACGGAACGTTTCGACGACTTCTGCCAGCGCAAGTTCGGCATCCCCTTCGTCAATCTCCAGTCGATGTGGAACAGCCGGCTTGGATATTGCGATTACTATTGGCATTGGGTGAAACTTGAGATTGAAGAATAATGGAACTGAGACCATATCAGAAGGAAAGTGTCGATGAACTGAGAGTTGCCTTGCGGAACTACCACAGGGTGATATACCAGTTACCTACTGGCGGCGGCAAGGGTGTAATCCTTGGAGCCATCGCCACCATGAGCCTTAGCAAGGGCAACACTGTTCTGATATTGGCCCACAGCGAGGAGATTATCAAGCAGGATGCCGGACACTGCGCCAAATGGGGCGCAAACGTGGCTACGGTGCTCTCGAAGACGCGGAAGATACCGCAGGAGCCTTGTGTTTGTATGATGGCCCAGACGGCCCGACAGCGCGTGAAGAAGGAGGATTGGATGAAGTGGTTCCAGGGTTTCACGATGCTGATCCTGGACGAGTGCCACAGGGCAGAGTTTGACTTCGTGTTCGACGTCTTGCCGGAGAAGCCCTTCGTGGTTGGCCTGTCTGCTTCGCCGGCCAGGTATGGTCAGCAGCGCCAGTTGGGCCTCGACTACGGAGCCGTAGTCACCGGCCCTTCCGTCAAGGACCTTATCGACCTTGGGTTCCTATGCAGATGCCGCCTATTCTCTTTGGATGCTCCGAGAATGGATGACGTTGAGTGGAGTGCTTCCCGTGGTGACTACAACCTGGGCCAGATGGCTGACAAGTTCAAATCGCAGGCCAGGTATGTCGGTGCCGTGGAAAACTACCAGCGCATCTGTCCGGGCGAGAAGTGCCTTGTGTTCTGCTGCTCGTCCGAGCAGACTATCCAAGTAACGAAGGCTTTCTGTGAGGCCGGCGTAGATGCCAGGTATTGCCTGTCTGGAGACTTCGATGAGGATGAGGAATACAGCGGAGAGCGCCGGGATGTTGTGGAGGGGTTTGCCCGGGGAGACTTCCCGGTGCTGGTCAATTTCGGACTCTTCACCACCGGCCTCGATATCCCGGATATCAAGGTCGTGATGCTCATGTTCTCCACCACATCTCTCGTCAAGTACCTCCAGTGCCTTGGCCGTGCCAGCCGTCCTGCTCCTGGGAAGAACGGTGAGTTTATCTGCATGGACTTCGGCTTGAATTTCGAGCGCCTTGGCCGATACGAGGATGACAGGGAGTGGGGCGTGTGGCATAAGACCGGTGCCGGTGGCGGAGTGGCACCCACGAAGATATGCCCTCAGTGCCAGAAGATGATTGCGGTTCAGTATTCGGACTGCCCATTCTGCGGCTACCACTTTCCTACGAAGCAGGAAACATTCCGGGCTGAGTTGCAGGAGATTGTTGACAAGAGGAATTACGAACGGAAGCAGACCGTGGAAGAGTATGTGGCCGAGATGAAGTTGCTTGGGAAGAATACGAACTGGATTCTTGTGCAGGTTTGCATAATGAACAGCAAGGAGAAAAAGGCCGCTTTCCAGAGGGCCGCAAAGGTACTGGGATTGAATCCAAAATACTACTACTTTTTCAGCAAGAATATATTAAGCAAGGTGAAAATCACCGAAGACTCAGATCCAAAATTATTGTAATATGATAGTTCATGAAAATACATGGCCGTGGGGCCAAAGTCTTGATTTCATAGCCGATGGTGGACATGGCTGTGTATCAGTATCGTTTGAAAAATCGAATCCTGGAGTTGCGTATATTTCTGGTCTTAGCGTGATTCCGCAGTACAGAAAGAACGGCATCGCCACGAGGCTTTTGAAACATTGCGAGGATGAGTGTAAAAGTCGTGGAATTTTTCGGATAGACCTCAACTCGGTCACGGAGCCTTTCGTTGTGTCGTTCTACGAAAAGCATGGCTTCACGAGGATTCGCGAGCAGGATGACTTGATTCTTATGTACAAAATCATAAGGTAATGGCAACGACCCCAACACCGCCGAATCCATACAATAAGAGGCACCGGCAGGCGCCTGAAATGATAATCCAGGCCGCTTGCGTCAAGGCGGCTTGGAATGATTTTCCCGAGACCAGGAACCTCCTGTTTCACGTTGCAAATGAGATGGACGATGGAGGGAGTGGCTACCTTGGCGCCAGGCGTCGTGCAGAAGGCATCGTCCGTGGAGTGTCGGATCTTATCCTGCTCATTCCTCGTGGTGGATATCATGGACTCTGCATTGAATTAAAGACAGAGACCGGCTATCAGTCACCATACCAAAAGGCTTGGGAGGCTGCCGTTAAAGCACAGGGGTACATGTATGTCGTTGTTAGGTCGGAAGAGGAATTTCGCGCAGTATTGAAGGATTATCTCAGCAAAAAGTAGTATATTTGTAACCTATGGCCAAATCAATGATTCCAATGCGGCCCGACGGCTACGCCGTCTCCGCTCTAACTCAGGACGAACAGAACGCGCTCACATGGCACGTCCTGTCTGGTTGTCCCAGACGGGACGCCTACATCGCCTTCGCTCGTCCAGACATGCTCAATTCCCGTGCCCAGGCTGCTATCGACGAGTACGTCCGGCAGTTCTTTGCCCGCAAGGAGGTGAAGGAGTACCTTGTTGCATATCAGGCCACCCTGGAGAAGTTCCTGGATCCGAGCAAGGAGTTGAAGCCTTTCGCCCCGGAACTCACTCTGGAGGAAAGGAAGGCAAAGTCCAAGGAGAAACTCACGGAGTTCTCTATGTCGCTAATCCAGAACATTGAGCAGGCGAAGGATCCTGAGATGGTCATGAAGTTGGCCGACAAGATCGGTCTCCTGGATATGGACGAGAACGCCCCTGAGGAGCCTCGCCGGTATCTGCCTGTTCAGTGCGGCCAGTGCGCTTACCGTCAGTTCTGCGAGGAAAATGCAGAAGACGCCTGCCCTCATTGCAAATATCTCCAGGAATGTGAGAAGCATGGCATACATTTTGCAAAGGAAGAGATGTTAGACATTCAATTTAATACCGAAGATGAAAAATGAAGTAGTAGGACGCATCACACAAGTCCTCCCGATAGAACGGGGAACGGGGCAGCGTGGTCCTTGGGCCACGGCGAAAATTGTCATTGAGTACGAGAACGGCCGGTACAACAGCACGCTGATGCTGGAGTGTCGCAGCAACCGCGCCGAGGAGTTTGCCAAACTCCGCGCCGGCCAGAAGGGCACGTTCTACTATGACGTGACCAGCCGTGAGTACAACGGCAAGTGGTATCACAACGTGAATTGCTTCGACTGGGCCATCGAAGGCGCCCAGGCGGCCGCCCCCGCTCCGGCAGCATCTGCCCCGGCACCTGCTGCGGAAGGTCCTGACCCGTTCTAACCAACCACAATAAAAAAGAAATCCACCTCTTGCGGGGTGGATTTCCTGCCTATGGGCAGAATCAGGTGTGTGGGAAAAAGGTGTGTTGCAAAGGTAAGAAATAATCCTTATATTTGCATCGAGTTTACTGAAAAGAATTTCATAAAAGTTGGAATGAAAAGGGTCCGCTGTGAAGCGAACCCCTTTTCTTTTATGCGCCCTGGATTGATTTCCCTGCTGCTTGCTTGGTGACTCCAGTCTTTCCGGAGCCGGAGCCTGAACCACGTCCAGACCCTGATTCCGAATCGCCTGATCCATCCCCGGATACTCCGTACTTCGCCTTGACTTCGGCAGGAATCTCGGACTTGATGCGAATCTCGTATTCCCATTCCTCCTTGATCTTTCCGTAGTCTCCGACATGCTGGGAGCCGAGGTCTTCCATTGCGGCCTCGCGGGACTTGATGCGGGCATACACCTGGTCGCACTCATTCTTGACCTGCTCTGCGATGTTCTGAGGCATCCAGACGTTCGGGCCGACGGAAGTGCGGAGTGCTTCGTATCCCTTGACATCGTTTTCCATTGCTCCGACCAGGGCCTTCATGATGGTCATGATATCACGGACGCCCTTGAAGAACTGAGGCCAGATGTTCTGGCACCACTGAATCTCGGGCGCGAACATAATCTTGATGGTCGTGCTGGAGTCTGCTCCCTGCTTGAGTACGTCCGGCTCAACGAACACAGACATGCAGGTGCGGACGATGTTGTCCCACAGGTTCTTCAAGTGGATGGTTGCGGTGTTGCTGGCATCCGGCGGTGCGAGGAACTTCGCGTCGCTGTGAGCGAGAGCGTCGGAACTGCCCTTCACGCCGATGGTCTTTCCGTTCATCTCGGACGGAGGGAGGCTGACCAGTTTTTCGGACTTGAGGAACAGAATCGGGAAAGCAGTGTTCTTCATCTCCTCAGACATGTAGGAGCAGGCATCTTCCAGGGCCTCAATGGACAACTGGGCAGGGCCGGTGGGGATGTCGTCGATGCGGAAGTAGATGCACTGGCAGCGTCCCTTTCCTGCCTGCGGCTCGGACTTCTTGACCAGATACCATCCGTCTTCGCTCTTGGTGGTGTCTTCCTTGACATAATCGCGGAAGTCATCATCCTTTTCGTCGATCATCATCCAGGTCTCAGAGCCGTCACCGGTGAAGATGTCAACAGTGGCGTGGCCGTCGAAGGTGTACTTGCGGGCGACAGTTGTCTTCCCGTTGATATCGGTCTTGGGGTACAGGACGGAACCTTCCTCGTAGCCGAACACCTTGTACTCGATACCTTCTTCCGTGCGATAGAGGTAGATGGCGCCATCGCCGGTGCGGAAAACGGAACGGACCAACTGGAGCCATGCGGCATGGCTGATGCCAGCCATATCCATCCAGGATATGAGTTTGTCGTACCTGGCCTTGTCTTCCGTCTCGTTGGAAATCCAGAACCCATCGCCGGCGAAGTGTGAAATCTTCTTTCCGATGATGCACTCCTGGATGCCGAGAGCGACCGTCTCCACGTCATCGTATCCGACCAGCACCCATTTGGTCTGGCCTTTGGCGTTTTTTTCGCCCGAGTCCTTGTAGATCGGGCGCTTGGACATGTACTTCGAGTTGATGTCGTGGGCGCCAGGCGTCAACTCATTGAGGAAGTCTTCCTGCCGCAGGTAGATGTACGACCCTGCGGGGGGCGCCACCCTGCGGCGTTTGTTGCTTCCCTTCTGATTGGGGGCCTGAACCATCGACGGAAGTACGCGGCGAGTCCAGAGCCGCTTCTTTGAATCGTTGATGTAATCAGATACTTTCATAGCTAT